GGCCGTACAGCACCAGGGCGCTGCACAGGGTGGATCCGGCGAAGTTGCCGTTGATGGTTTTGGTGCCGGTGGCGTTGGTGGTGCGGGCCACGCGGGCGCGGCCTTCCAGCTGCAGGTTGCCCACGGGCAACGTGGCGGTGAAGTCACCGCTGGTGAGCGTGGCGGCGTCCACGTCGTTGGTGGAAATGACGCGCAGGTTGGCCATCAGACGAAGACCTCAAGTTCGATGCGCCCGCCGGTGAGGCTTTCGCGCAGGCCCACCACGCGGGCCAGGGTGCCGTTGTTCAGGCCGAAGCGCCCGAGGTTGAGCGCCACCACGTCACCCAGCTTGACCTGCTGCGCGGCGGTGAAGCCGGCCAGGCGGTACACGTAGCGCAAGGTGCTGTAAAGCGTGGCTTGGCGCGCGGCCTCGGTGTTGGCGGCGGTGGCGTCCAGCAGGGCGGTGGGCTGCAGGTCTTCGTCGATGGCCAGCAGATGGCCCGTCAGGGTGTTGGTGGCTTTGGCCACGAGGTGCGGCGTCTGCAGGCGTTCGCGCTGGGCTTCGGTCAGCGTCACGGCGCCGCTGGTGCTGGTGGACCAGAACCGGGCGTAGCCCAGGCGCACGCTTTTGGCGGGCAGGATGCGGCGCACGAGCTGCACGCTGTTCTCTTCCACGTCGTCAGCGTCCAGGGTCAGCACGGCCGGGGCGGCGGGGGCGCGGAACTGGCCGACGCTGAGCTTGCCGGCGCGGTCAATGGTGTAGAAGCCGCCCAGGCCGGTGAGCAGGGTGTCCAGCGCCTGCAGCACGGTGGTGGTGTCGTTGTCCACGTACAGGCCCACGGTGGCGCTGATAGCGGTGTTCATGGCGCTCACACTGGCGGCATCAATGTCGCCGCTGGTGAGCGCGGTGCGCTCGGTCACCAGGCGCTGCATGACATCGGCGGCGGTGGTCACGTAGGTGCCGCCAGTCTTGCTGCCGCGCACATCAGCGGTGATGGTGCCGGTGAGCGCGCCCGTGAGGGTGATGGTGCCCAGCGTGAGGTTGGCGGTGTAGCCGCCCGTGGCGCTGCCGTTCACGTACACGGCATCCACGGCGTGGATCTGGCCATCGTGCACGGCGTAGGTGCGCGCGGCGGCGTCAATCAGCATGGGCGCCACGTTCTTGCACTCGCCGTAGCAGATGGGGCGGCGGCGGTCTTTGTTGGTGTCTGTGCCGCCGATGAGCGTGGTGCAGGCCGGCACGTTCAGCAGGGCCTGGCGGTCACGCATGCGCAGGGTGAGCGTGGCGCTGTCGCGGGCCTGGATGTCTTCGAGCGTGCCGCTGAACACCTGGCGGAAGTCAGCCTTCGGCCAGGTGGGGTCACCCAGGTACAGGCGCACGGGCCGGCCGTCCCAGGCATCGGTCAGCCAGGCGTCACGCACGCCGCTGGAGTTGTCGATGTCGATGTCGCCGTAGCCGATGAGGCTGCGGCCGCGGAAGGCCTCGGCCATCTGGCTGCGCACCCAGGGCACGTCCAGCACGATGTCGTCGTAACCGGTGCTGGCGGGCGAATCGCTGGGCGTGGTGACGAAGCCGTGCGTGCTCAGGTAGCGCGTGACCACGGCGCCGGCGCTGTAGGCTTCGGCCTCCACCAGCACCACGCGGCGCTGGTTGTCGGCGCGCAGCCAGGCGGTGTATTGGGCGTCGCTGATGGGCATGTCAGCTTGCCCCGCCGCCGGCCATGGTCGGGTCGTCGTAGTAGATTTGGTCTGCCAGGGCGCGGCCGTTCTTGTCCAGCGCTTTGACCAATGCGCTTTCCAGCTCGCCCACGCGGGCGATCAGGCGCTCCAGCGTGCTGACGGTGGCGGTGGTGCCGGCCGTGGTGGCGTCTGTCAGCGAGGAAAGACCTTCCATGCTGGATCCGCCCAGAATCTGCTGCACCGCGCCCGTGGTGGGCGCCATGTTGGCCAGGGTGGACAAGCTGCCGCCGTTGCTTTCCAGGAAGCGGCCCACGGGCGCGAAGGCTTCGCCCAGGGTTAGCAGTTGCGACAAGAGCTGGCGGCCTTGCTCGTTGCTGACATCGGTGCCTTCGACCAGGCGGCGGAAGTCCGCACGGCTGTAGATCTGCGCGTCAATGCCCAGGCTGGCGAGCTGGTCACGCACCTGGCGGGCCTGGATGCCGGCCAGCTCGGCTTCTTCGTAGTAGTTCTGGGCGAAGCTCTGCGTCTTGGCCACAAACGCTTCCATGCCGCCGGCGAAGCCGAGGAGCTGCTCACGCGCATCCACGCTCAGGTTGGCCACGCGGCTGAACACGCCGCCGAACTCGTTGATGGTCTCAGCGAACGTCTGCAGGCCGGCCAGGCGTTGCAGGGTGTCAGAGATAGCCTCACCGGCCTTCTGGAAGGGCGCAAGCTGGCCCTGGAAGGTGGTGGCCAGGTCTGCGGCGTAGCGGCCGAACAGGGCCTGGATCTCGGCCTGGTCTTTGGTGGCGTCGCCCGTGAGCTTGATTTTGAACTGCGTGGTGACGCTGCTGAGCGCATCGCCCGGCAGTTTCAGGGCCTGGGCCCAGGCGCGCGTGCTGTCCAGCACGCCCATGGCGCCGGCCGTCAGCGCGGCAGAGGTTTCGTCGCCCAGGGCGCTGAAGTTGGTGCCGCTGCGGTTGCGGCGGAACCAGCCGCCTTTCTGGAACCAGTCCGCGAAGGATTGGCCGGTGGCCGCGCCACCGCTGAGCGAGCCCTGGATGCCGCTGTCGCGCATTTCGGGGGCCTTGCGGCCGAAGGCGCGGTTCACCAGGCCGCCCACCAGGCCGGCGACGGGGCCGATGCCGGGGATGGCCGAGGCGATGCCGGCGATGGTGTTGACGGCGCCGCCGGCGGAGTAGCCGCCGGACAGGCCCTTGCTGATGCCGTAGCCCAGGAAGCCATTGCCCAGCATGCCCAGGCCGGAGCCGAGCATGCTGCCCATGCCCGTGGGGCCGGCCACCAGGTTGCCGCCGATGTTCTGCACCGTGGAAAGGCCCAGGCTCTGCCCCAGGCTGCTGTTGACGAGCTGCAGCCCCAGCGAGCTGCCCAGCCCGCCGTTGAGCAGGTTTGCGCCCGCGCTCAGCAAGGAGCCAAACCCGCCACCCGCACCAGCCGCGCCCGTGCCGGCAGAGGCGGCGCCAGAGAACCCCATGGCACCGGCAAAGGCCCCGGCGATGGGGTTGACGATGGCCTGGATGACGGGCCGCAGCACCATGCTGCGGAACAGGCCCTTGATGTATTCCCACGCGCTCTTGCCGCCCTGCATCAGGGCGTCGCTCAGGGATTGGCCGATCTGGTCTGTGGTGCGACGCCACTCGTCTTCGATCTTGCGGGTTTGCTCGATGCTGTCGCGCACGCTCTCACGGCTGATGACGGACTCGCGGATCTTCTGGGCGTATTCGTCGTAGGCGTAGCTGCCCTTCTCCAGGCCGGCGCGCTCAAGCTCCAGCAGCGCGGCGCTGACTTCGCGCTCCACGTTGCTCATCTGCAGCGCGGCGGTTTCACGGTCGATGGCGTCCACGAGCTGCCGCGCCTTGGCCAGGTTGTCGTCAATGGCTTGCTCGGCGGCTTCATAGGCGGCAACAGACTTCATGCTGCGCGCGGCAGCCAGGTCCAGCTCAGCCTTGATGCTGCGCTGCAGTTGCTCTTCCAGCTCGGCCTCGGCTTTGTCATAGGCCACGATGTTGGCCAGTTGGCGCTTGGCCTGGATGTCCAGCTCGGTCTGGCGGGCTTTGGCGGCCTGGACGGCTGCGTCATCTGCAGCCTTGCGCTTGGCTTGTTCGCCGGCGATGTCGATGACGGAGCGCGGGCCGCCGGGGACGAAGCCGCGGTCTTCGCGATCACGGGCGCTGGGCCCGCTCGATGGAGTCTGCTTGCCCATCACGCGAGCCTGGAAGGCATCAAGCTCCTCCCGGGCCTGTCTCGCGTCGTCAATCAGCGCTTGGCGGATCAATCTGACGCCCGCGAAGTCACCCTTTCCAAGCGTTACAAGTTGCGCAGCCAGGCCCCCCAGGTCACGGCCGATACCCTTGAACACGAAGGCCACATCGGAGCCGAGAACCGCGAGCGTCTGCAACGCGACTTTGAGCCCGTCGCCAAAGAAACTGGCCAGGCTGTTGCCCGCTTTGTCAGCCCGGGTGAACTCAGCACCGATGGCCGACAAGGTCGGCAGCAGTTCCTGCGTGATGGTTCTGGCCGCCGTGCTGGCGTTCTCCTGCAGCGCGAAGATCTGCTTGTTGAACTTGTCCGCCTGTGCCGCCTGCTCTGCCGTGACGCTGGCGTTGAGCTGTCCCGCCTCAGCCAGGTCATTCAGGAACGGCGCGGCCTCGCGCACGCTCTTGCCGAAAAGCTCCTGCGTGATGCGCGCCTTGTTGGCGTCGTTCTCAAAGCCGGCCAGGGCCACGGCCGTCTGGCGCAGGGCTTCGGCGGGGTCCAGCTGGCGCAGCTTGGCGGCGCTCAGGCCGATCGCTTCCAGGGCGATGCTGGCGCCGTTCTTGCCGTCCGCTTCCTTGAGCTGGGCGTTAAACTTGACCAGCATGCCGCCCACTTGGTCCAGCGTGGCGCCGTTGCGGCGGGCTACCTGGTCGAGCTTGCTGATTTCCTCGATGCTGGCGCCGGTGGCGTCGGCCAGGTCGTTCATGGCGTCGATGGCGTTGACGGTGCCGCGCACGAAGGCCGCGATGCCGCCCACGCTCAGGGCGCCGGCCAGGGTGGGGGCCAGGGTGTTCAGGGCGTTGCGCACCGTGTCCACCTGGCCGCCAAGCTGGCCCATGCTGCCCACCACGCGCTGCAGGCCGCTCTGCACGGCCTCAGTGCCCTGCAGGCCGATCTTGATGCCGATTTCAGAGCTGGCCATCAGCGTGCGCTCCGTTCCTTGGCCTGGCGCTGGCGGCGCCACTCCGCAAGGGTTTCGTCCTCAAGGATCTGCAGCTCGGCCAGCACTTCGGGCACCCGGGGGCGCTGCACCAGGCGGCGCATGCGGATGAGGCTCTCGATGCCGGCGTAGTCCAGGCCCGTGGGGCCGTCGAAGCCCACGCGCCACTGTGTGCGGCAGGCGGCGAAGACGCCCAGCACTTCTTCGTGCTCGGGCCAGAGGAAGAACAGCGGCTGACGACGCGTTGACGCTTGATCCACGGCCACAAGGCCGAAGGCGGCCAGCGCCGCGGCGGTTTCGTCGTCAGCGTTGGCGGGGTCCTCGTCATCGGATTCGGGCGGCGCGTCGTCATCTTTTCCTCGGACCAGCTGACCACGGGCGAGCAGACGTGCCGCCTCTCTCAGTTTTTTTCCTTGCCCTTGACGCCGCAGGCTTCGATGTAACTCTTGAAGATCAGCCCGCTCATGCCCACGATGTTCAGCAGTGCGGCCAGCGCCGTGGGGTGGAAGGCCAGCTCGGCGCCGCGGTGGTCTTGCACGCCGGCCCAGTCCTGCACCACGCCGGTGAGAAACTCGGGCACGGTGCGCTCGTCGCTTTCCACCTCGGCCTTGAGCTGGTCAGCCGGCAGGCGCTTGCAGATGAGCGTGAAGCTGAAGGGCAGCATGCGGCCACCCGCATCGGGCAGGCTGCCAACCACGCGCACGGTGATGGTGTCGCTGATGACCAGGCGAAATTCATCGTCGTCGCTGAAACCAAGGAGGAATGCCATGTGCGCGCCCCCGGTTTACAGGCAGACGAGCCGCAGCTCGTCATTGCCGGCGGTCGTTGGAGTAAAGCGCAGGTTCTGGCCCATGTGCACGTCGCCCTCGTATTCCGTGTCACTCGGGTCGATACGCTGCACCTGGGGTGCGTGCAGGATGATGCCCACGCCGGCGCCCGTCTGGTGCGTGAAGCCCAGCGTGGTGTTGGTGTTGCTGTTGATGTCCGTCATGAAGGACACCTCCTGCGCGGCGGTGAGGTCCAGCTGCATGCTGCCCTGGACGTTGCGGTCACTGATCTGCACGGCCTGGCCGCCCAGCAGGGCCTTGCGGCTGACGGTGTTCTGCAGGTTGATGCTCAGGCCCCGGCTGGGGTACGTGGTGCCACCGGCCAGCGCGCCGGCGCTGTAGGTGCAGCCCAGGTTGATGTCGCCGGTGTTCACGTCAGACACCACCTGCGGTGCGCGGAAGGCGGTGAGCGTGACGCTGGGGTCTGCCGTGGCGGTGCGGCCACCGTCCAGGCCCACCATGCTGAAGCGCAGCATGGGCGCGGCGCCTTCGTTGAGCATGATTTCCACGTTGCCCATGCAGCCCAGGGCCACGCGGCGCACGCCGTCGATGTGGTAATAAATGGTGACGCTGCTGAAAGACGCCGAGACGGGCGTGTATTCCACGCGGGCCGGCACGGTCAACAAGGCTTCAGCCATGCCGCAGGCGCGCAGCACAGGGCCCCAGGCGGGGGCGGTGCCGGCGGTGCCGCTGTTGGCCAGCTCGATCTCGAAGTTGATTTCGACGAAGCGCGTGCCGGCAAGCTGGCCGCTGCCGCCGAAGTACGGGCGGATGAAGTTGCGCTCGACGTTGTTGTACGCCAAATTGAAGCTGGCGTTGGACACCAGCATGGCGTTGGCCGCGCCGGTGGGCACGCTGTCAACACCGTAGGTGACTTCGGTCTTGGCCAGGATGGCGGTTTTGCGAATCAGGCGGGGCATGGTGCTTATTCCTCAGCGGCGGGGTTGGGGGCGGCGGCGGGCGCGGGGGCGGCATCCACCTCGGGCAGGCGCTGCCATTGGCCATCGGCCCACGTCCAGCGGCCGCCGGCGGGCGGGGTGCCCACCGGGGTGGTGGACGGCGCAGCGGCAGCGGCGGCGGTGTCAGGGGCGGCGGTCTTGGTCATGGGTTACGTCCAGGCGGCCAGCGTGGTGCTGGTGGTGCGGTGGTTGACGGTGAGGTTGATGACGGCGGCGACCACGGGCGTTTCGCCGTCGTCGAGCTGCCAGTCGATGGCGGGCTGCATGCGCACGTCAATGGCGCCCAGGCCGGCCGGGCTGACGGTGGACAGGCGCTGCCACACGGCTTCGAGCAGGGCGTCCACGGCGGCCATCGGGTCCGCGTTGCCACTGGCAGCGCGAGCCAGGCACTCCACCTGCACCTGCGTCATCCAGTCATACGGCCCGCCCAGGATCTGCGGCGTGTTGGCGCGAGACTGCACCAGGCGCACCACCACGGCCTGGCTGAAAGCCGCCGAGACGGGCCGCGTGGTGTTGACCTTGACGTTGCCGCTGGCCACTGCAGGGGCGGCCACAAGCGCGGCGACGATGGCGGCCTGGATGCCGAGGTGGGCGCTCATGTCAGGCGCGCTCCAGCATCAAGGTGCTGACGCCGGTGCCGTCAGGCTGGTGCGCGGCCACCAGGTAGCTGGTGCCGCCCACCACCACCGTCTGGCCCACCGGGTCAGCCGACAGGCCGGCCGTGGGCAGCGTGAGCATGGGCCTGGCAGACGACATGCCCACCAGGCCTACCTCGGCAGAGGCGAAGCCGTTGTCGAAGATCCCGCGCACGGCTTGGCCGTTCACGGTGGCGTCCACCGCGAAGTCAGCGAAGAAGGGCGCGAGGTCTTCGGTCATGGCTGGGCCTGGGCTGGGCTTGTCGTCGGGCCTTCAGGGTCAGACGGTCAGCGCGTCCACCATCGTGGAGAAGCTCACCACGTTGCGCAGTTGCACGTCCACGTCCTGCAGGGCCACCACGCGCACGGTGCCGGCGGTGCTGCCGGTGTACGGGTCCACCATCAGGTCCAGGCTGCCCCACATGCCGATCACCAGGTCAGCGAAGTTGCCGAACACGATGGCCGAGCAGGTGGAGCCCGAGCTGCCCTTGACCAGGTTGGACGGCACGGCGTTGGTGACGGCGGTGCGGTAGCCGTTCATCGGCGTGTCACCGTCATCCCACACAAAGCCGTTCTGGCCCGTCACCTTGCTGGTGGTCTTGAGCTTGCCGCGCACGCGGGCGTTGGTCAGGTAGCCCAGGGTGCCCACATCGGCGTTGGCCACGGCCACGTCAGACTCCAGCTGCACGATGTTGGCCCAGGTGGGCGCTGCACCGTTGGTGCCGCCGATGACGGAGGCCGTCACGCGCGTCAGGATGCCGCTGGGCTGGTTGCTGGCGCCGCTGCCGCTGATGGCGGCTTGCTGAATGGCCAGGCCCAGGATGGTGGCCAGGTCGTTCTGCACCATGGCTTCCACGTCGATGCTGGATTGCAGCAGCAGGCGGCGGCTGATGTCGGTGAAGGCGCCCACCGTCTTCGGGCTCATGGTCACCTGGGCGATGGTCTGGTCGCTCTCGGTGGGGGCGGTGTTCTCAGCCACCCAGTAGGCGGTGCCGGTGCCGCTCAGGCGCGGGATGGCGATGTTGCCCACCAGGCCCGTCAGCATGCGCGTGCCCATGCGGTCAATGACCATGGCGTTGCGCAGGGCTTCAATGAAGCTGCCGCCCAGCAGCTCGGTGGCCACCAGGTTGCCGCCGGCCGTGGCCGTGGTGACGTTCAGGTCACGGCGCTGGACTTCGGTGGGCACCATGAAGCCGCGGGCCTGCTTGCCCAGCTTGGCGGAGGTCGCTTCGGAGCACTCGCGCTCGAAGGCGGCAGCGCGCTGCGCGGCGGCGTCGCCCGGGTTGGCCAGGGCGTTGATGGCGCGCATCATGGAGTAGCGCTTGGTTTCGCGCTTGTCCAGGCCGATGTCGGCCGTGGGCATGGGCTTGCTGGAGAGCTTGGCGATGGCCTCAGCCTGGAACTGCTCAGTGGTCAGGCCGCGCTGAATGGCGTCCAGCGCCATGTCGGCGCCGCCGGGCAGGCCCTTGGCGATCTTGGAGATTTCGGCGGCGTGGTTGCGCTC